ACGGTGATCCAGACGAAGAAATCGTAGATCGCTGGTTTAGAGATCTTGCCAGAAATATGCTAGCAGATGAAGGGCAAGACATGAATCGCGGTATGGGTTATATTAACGTAAGTAAACTCGGTAACGGGAAAGCATCTGTAGAATGACATATATTATAGTTGATACTGCTAACACATTCTTTCGTGCTAGACACGTAGTTCAAGGCTCTGCTGATATCAAACTCGGCATGGCATTTCACATTACTTTTAACAGTATCAAAAAGGCTTGGCAAGACTTCGGTGGCACTCATGTAGTGTTCTGCCTTGAAGGTCGTAGCTGGCGCAAAGACTACTACAAGCCATACAAGGCTAACCGTGCTGAAAATCGTGCGGCTATGACACAACGAGAACAAGATGAAGATAAATTGTTCTGGGAAGCATTTGACGAGTTTAAAAATTTCATTACAGAAAAAACTAACTGTACTGTAATGCAACATCCCAATCTAGAAGCAGATGATTTAATTGCTGGCTGGGTACAAGCACATCCAGATTCCAAACATGTTATTATTTCGACAGATGGAGATTTTGCACAATTAGTAAGTCCTACAGTTAGTCAATATAACGGTGTTGCAGATCATCACATTACACACGAAGGAACATTTGATGCAAAAGGTAAACCTGTTAAAGACAAGAAAACAGGCGAGCCTAAGCCTGCACAAGATCCAGAGTGGATGCTATTCGAAAAATGTATGCGAGGCGACACATCGGATAATGTCTTTTCGGCTTATCCAGGTGTTCGAACAAAAGGGTCAAAGAATAAAGTTGGTCTCCAAGAGGCATTTGCCGATCGTAAGACTAAAGGATTTAATTGGAACAATCTCATGTTGCAACGTTGGGTCGACCACAATGGACAAGAACACAGAGTCTTAGAAGATTACCAACGCAATGTGCAGTTATGTGACTTAACAGCACAGCCCGACGACATTAAAGCTAAGATTAGAGAAACTATCAACACTCACGCTGTGCCTAAGACTGTTGATCAGGTAGGAATTCGTATGCTCAAGTTTTGCAATGCTTGGGATATGAAAAAGATTGCTGATAATATTCAGCAATATGCAGAACCATTCCAAGCAAAATATCTTGAGAAAGATGTTACTTGGCGTAAACTAACCGAGGAAAATTAAAATGAGTGCAATTTCAGAAAAATTAACAAAAGTAAACGAAAGTTTCACAATCAATCGCTACGACAACGGTTTTATGATCGAAGTCGGTGGTCGTAACGAAGACGACGATTGGAAAACAGCTAAAGTTATTGTAGGTACAGAAGAAGAATTAATTGAACTAATTCAAGAAACTCTATCACTACCAGTAGCAGAATAATGTTTTTCTTTTTCAGACCTTCCACAATTACGGTAGACGTTTTTTGTGCAGATGAAATTATATTCCATAATTTCAAACCAGAACGTGCAAATAAATTCCTTCCTAAATTTTGGAAGGAACTGCCGCCATATTTAGATCAAAAGGCAATACAAAATCCTCATAGTAAATTAATGACTAAAGTTGGCACATTGAAAAAGTGTGTCGGTTTTACAGATTTATTTTCTAATGGATTTATTTTGCCTAATTGGGCAGACTGGCAAAACGAAGTGTTACCAAGCGGAGTAAGTGTTACTGCAAACTTTAATAGTGAAGATGTTAACAGCACATTCTCAGGCCATGGTCGTACACAATTCGGCGAACCACTTTACAAAAATTGTGGGCATATTAAAATAGACAGTCCATGGTTGTTTAAAGAAAAAACTGGTGTTAAGTTTACATGGAATGGATGTCCTTGGCATAACACAGATGCATTAGAAAATTTTTATGTGTTGTCTGCTATTGTAAATTATAAAAATCAAATCGGTACTAATGTTAACGCATTCCAGCGTAAAGGTTCGATTGTGCAGTTTACAGCAGGTGATCCGTTAATACATCTAGTTCCTATGAGTGAGAAGAAAGTTAAAATTGCACATCATCAAATTTCTCAACAAGAATGGCATAATATGAATTCTCGAGAAATGATTGCACTACGTTATAAAGATTCAAGAGCAGTTAAAGCAAAATGCCCATTTTAGGAGAGTATTATGGCACTATGGACCGTTAAAACACATTACAAAAAATCTTGTCAAGAAATTGAACATTGGATTCGAAGCGAAAGCGAGGGTAAAATCACAGTTACTAACGGGTTCCGTTGGGGCGAATGGACAGTAGAAACTTCAGATGACAATCCTCCAGAGTTTGAGTTTACTTTTGTTCCCGGTGGCGATGGCAAGAAAGACAGCATCAATATGCTAGATTGCGAAGTTAACAATATCGAAAGCGTTGAGCTTGTTAGCATGGATGATGGCGGTTGCTGGTATGATGTTGATTTTGAAGATCTTACCGAGGAAGAGGAAGAAGAGATTCAAGAGTTTATTGATGAAAATAGCATCTATGAATTAGAAGAACGCGAAGACTCTTGGTATCAAGATGATAGCGAATGGTGGGTCTGGGGCCCTATTGAAATTCAAAATGAAGCCGGTGAAACTGTACGAATTATTTGTGCAGATGCAGACGGTAATGTAGTAGACTTTAAGGAAGAATAATGACAGAGATACACGCTAAACCAATTGTAGATGGAAAATTTTGGATTGTCGAGCAAGACGGTGCCAAAATAGCTACCTTACATAAAAAAGAAAATAATAAATTTGTTCTTAGCAGTACACAAGGAGAAGTCTTTTTTAACAAAAAAGACGATTTGACTAAACAATTTGGATTAGATTTTTTCTTGTCGAGTACTAAGGTTAAAGTTACTAAACAAGACATACATGAATGCCACGGGTTTCCTACTAGTGTAAAACCTTATAATGCTATGTATGATGTAAGACACAAACTACCATTGTTTACCAAAAGTAATGCTAGTAAAAGTTTGTATTGTGCAGGCTATTATACCATTCAATTTAATAAAGGTTGGGTTAAGAGTTTTTGCCCTAAATTAATTACATTGGAACGTAACCCATACAAAGGTCCGTTTAAAACTGAAATCGAAATGAAACAGGTACTGTCTAATGCAAAATCAGATTAATCTAACACCAATCACAAACCTTATTCAAGTAATCAGAAGTGCTGAACTTGCTCAACAAAAAGAAGTAAGAATACCTATTCAAGCCGCTAGATTACTAAGTTTAGCACTTGCTGAAATACAAGATAAACTACTACAAGACTATGAAAGCATGTTTAATCAGCTTAAAAACAGTTCTGCAACAGAAGTAGTACAAATACAGTTAGACGGCGGAAGTTTTAAAGACTAATAGGATAAATATATGCGTATATAATTGGATACGCATTATGAGTCGACCTAAACCTAAAGTACTATTAGAGCACGTCAATAAAAAGACCTATAAGGCCGAGCAGATTTTAGAAGCCGACGCAATATGGGCTGTGTTCTATAAAAACGAACCGTTTAATTTAAAATCGTTTAATAGCCTTGTTAATTATCCTGGACCTAAATATAAAAAGGTCTCCTTTAGTAATCCAGGACATGCTCGCAATCTAGCTAAAAAGCTCAACATGACATTTGGATGTGATGATTTCCAAGTTGTTATGCTGACCACTGGCACAGTAGTAAAATGATAACCAGAGATGCATTAACCAAAATATTTTTACAACAGTGGGGCAAAAGCATAGATGATGCCAATGTTAAAATATTTGGTCGTAAATGGTGGCAAAGTACAAGAGCAGGTAAGCAAAATAACTTTCGGTTAAGTGACGAAGGTTACGAATTTTTAACTCAAGAATTGGATTTGAAAGCGTACGAAGTTCCGTTTACTGAACCAATCGAACTAAGTCCACAAACAATTATATTTTTAGAAAGATACGTGGACTGCCCTTACTATCTTACCCCCATGTCAATCACTGTCTTCTCAGAACGCAAAGGTTTTGAGCTAATGTTGTTTTCAGACGACATCAGAAAATTCGGCTTAATTAAAGCTATGAATGAGCGAGAAAAAGAACTCGCAAGTCAAAATAATAGTTGACTTAACTCCTACTCTGCCTTATAATACATACTTACACAGCATTATTCGCACAATTTTTTAACTAAGTTAGGAACTTAAAAATGGCAGAAATCAATAGTCGCACAGTGGGCCCAAGCGGTGCCAAAAAATCTTTGCGTAAAGCATTTAAAAATCAGCGTCCGCTTTTCCTATGGGGCCCTCCAGGCATTGGAAAATCTGACATTATTAAACAACTTGGCGATGAGCTAGAAGCTCATGTTATTGACGTTCGTCTTTCACTTTGGGAACCTACTGATATTAAAGGTATTCCATATTTTGATAGCAATGATGGTACTATGCGTTGGGCACCTCCTGCAGAACTTCCAAGCAAGGACTTTGCTTCAAATCACAAACAAATCATTTTGTTCTTGGACGAAATGAACTCTGCGGCACCTGCTGTACAAGCCGCCGCTTATCAACTTATCCTTAACCGTAAAGTCGGTGCATATCAATTACCAGACAATGTTGTAATTGTTGCGGCTGGTAACCGTGAAACTGACAAGGGTGTTACATTCCGTATGCCTGCTCCATTGGCAAACCGTTTTGTTCACTTGGAAATGCAAGTTAACTGGGATGACTGGTTTGAATGGGCTGTTGAAAACAAAATCCACAA